GTCTCTGTAATCTCTCATATCCCATATCTCCCCGCGTTCTTCGCTTTTTCCGGATGCATTTTATTGTGGCACGCCTCACACAGGCTGACGAGATTGTCTGCGTTATATGCAAGCTCCGGATGTTCATCCGCGTGCTCAATGTGGTGCACGGTCGTTGCTTGACGTCGCCGCCCATACCGCAGGCAATACCGGCACAGATAGCCATCCCGCCTCAGCACAGACGCTCGCAACCTCCTCCATCTCGGCGCGTTATAATCAAAGCTCATGATCCTCCTCCAAATTGCTGCGCTCGTTCTTCCTGGCCTCCCGCAGATACGCTTCCCGCCGCTCCGTCAGCCGCGTGGTGCCGAGCGCATACGGGCAAACCACAAGCATACACAAATGCTCGCCCGTCCTCGCGTATGTATCCCAAACGCAACCGCTTGGGCGTGGGCACGGGCGATATGCTTTTTTACTCATCTCTTTGCTTTCCTCCCGAGCTCCTCGATTAGCTTTAGTTCTCGCTCCGAAAAGCTCCACTTTATTGCTTTCTTTGCTTTCTTCGCTTTCTCGGCGGCTTCTTTCTGCGCTGCCGCTTTCTCAGCGGCTTCGGCGGAAAGCAAAAGCCCTGCGCCGTATATGGATTTTTTAACGGCAAGCTGTGCATCTAAGCGGCCAACCTGTGCGCACTCCTTTTGGTATATCTCCAAACTAATGCCATTGCGTGCCATCTTTTGCATCATTGTCCCCGTCAGTATGTTATCTGGGTAGTCGTATCGCGGCAGGCTTTTGCTTGGCTCCTCTTGTGCCGCCACTATTGCCCGCCCTAAGTCCGGCGCAGTCATCGCGGCGATATGTGCATCAAAGCTTGTTACAAATGCCGTTTTTACAAGTGCACCGTTTTCGTATTTTACCGCGCATCCGGAAACTATGTGATTTATTTGCGTAAATATACTTCGCCCGGAAAACAACGTCAGCTCCGGCGCGAATAGAAAGAACGGCACGCCCTCGTTTAAATAAAATTTGCAGATCGGAACGAGCTTTGAAAAAGGCGGATTGTCAACAACTACTGCACCGTTGGAATAATCAAAACTCTTATAATCTCCGCCCGGATAAAAAGGGCGAACGATTTTTGCAGGATCAATCCCATATTTTGCACACGCCCAGTTTTTTACCACCTCGTATACCTCCGGCGGCGTGTAGCAGTCATCCGTCGTTAGCTTAGGCTTAAATTTGTCCACAAACGCCTCGTACTCTGCGTTACTCTCTAAAGCTATCTGTTTTTCCATCGGCGCCTCCTGCATAGCAAAAGCGCCGAGGAACCCAATCCCCGGCGCTTTACCTAATAACTCTATTATTTAGTATATAGATTAAATCGCACCATTTGGTACAAAAACGCCGAAAAGCAAAAATTATTTTTCGCCCGGCTTGAATAAACCGTAATACTGGCTTTTGAGAGTGTTGATCGCCGGAACTTTACCGCTTTTGCTCATCTGCGCCGCAACCCGGTCCCATGAATAGCCATGAAACGCACGAAGCATCACGACGCGCCGCAACCATGCGCTTTTGATGCCGAATACAAATTGCTCTATCTCTTGCTTTTGCGCTTTGAGCTTTGCAATGTGCTCGGCATATCTCTGCGGCCCAAGCCCGCGCACGGTGATGGGATGTTCGGTAAACGGAAACTCATCCGATGATCCGCGCACTATATCGCTTATCACCGTTTTATTCTCGCGCTCAAGCTCTTCAATTTCCGCGCAGATGTCTGGGTATTGCTCCAAAAGTTCTTTTGTCATCGCATTTCCTCATTTCCATTGCCTTACGGTTTCAGCTCAACTTCCGGCAATACGTTGGTGTTAAAGTACAGTTTGTAGTGGTACGGGTCTGTATGCGTCCCGCTGATGTCCTCAACAACGTACAGGGTGTAATCGTTCAAATACACATAGTTTACCTTGTAGCTGTCCTCGCCTACCTTTGCCGTAACGACCAGTTCGTCTGTGCTATTGTTGCTGATGTTGATATATCCCTCTATGTACATGATGACGTTATCCGTGCGAGCATTCCATACAGTCACACGCCGTTCGGACTGGAAATATTCTGCCTGCTGGCTGATATTGTGGTTCACCTTGTCGGCTTCGGAGCACCCTGCCGCGGTGAACAAAACCATAAGCGCCGTTAACACTGCAAAAATCTTTTTGAACATTGACTTACCTCCTTATCCCCATTGATCGGCCATGGCTTTTGCCACGCCCCAAAATGTCTGTGATCTAATTCTTGACCTTTCCGATTTGTTTAATCTAAATGTGCTATAATGTAACATACTATCAGTTTTACCACTTGGCAAAACTACAATATTCGGTTTAACTATATTAGTCGGTGTTAACAAGGGCAAATTTTTTAACCATAAACAAGTTGCTTTTCTTTCAGGTTCGCCAAATTCATACGGTTGTATGATTTGGTCTGGCTTTTTGTAATGCGTGGACATATACCCTATAGGGTTTTCTACGGCTATGTGCTCTACGTTAGCTTTTGCAAATTTCATAAAAAATATAGCCGCTTTTTCTCTGAGCCTTTTACGTTCTATCGCGCTTTCGCCATACTTTAATTCGTTAAACCACCTGTTGCCGGTATTTGTTAAATATGTGCAGGGTGGATGAGCTATGAGCAAGTCCCATTTGTCTACGTGATGCTTTCTGCCGTCCATCGTTACAAAATCACCTCCATTCAAAATTCCCAACGCATCGCCTTGTATATGATATTCTGGATGCCCCCCCGAGCACGGTAAAACGTCGCAGCTAAAAGCATAATGTCCTTTGTCCCGGAAAGACATTGCTACCCGTTGGCTCTCTTCACAAGCCACTAATACATTCATTTACTCGTCCTCCATCGGAAACTCGAGATCATTGAGGTAAAGTGCTTCGCCAAGACCACGCGCAAGCATATACCATTGCATGCCGGTAAAATTTTTCGATTCCATTTGTATGATCTCGCTTTCTTCATCTTCTGGAGACGGAGCGAAAGTGACTACCAAGCCGCTTTCAACTGTTCTTTCTGTCCCGTCTTCGTATCGGATTGTAATCTTTTCTATCTGGCTTTTTTCTTTTGCTGCCCACTGCTTTTTTACAAGTGCCATTTTTGCTCCTCCTTTTATGCTGCTACGTATGCCATCGCCGCGGCGAGCCCCACTAAGCCAAGCACCACCATAGCTTTTACACATCGCTCAAGCCCGGCGATATTGTCCGCTGCGTCGTACTCCCGCGACTTGCGCATCACGATGCACTCCGTGAGCGTCGCCGCGATTACGAGCACGACCAAGATGATTTTAGTCACTATTCTACACCTCCTTTGTCCCATCTCCATTTTTGCCCTCTCGTGCAGACCGTACAGCGCAAATCGTCCATTCCGCACGGATTGTTGTAAAGGCATGTGTCACAGTCCCGCTGCCGCTCGAGCACTTTATACGCCGCTTGATACAGCTTCGCGGTTTTTATCGCCTCTCCGATAACCGCGCACCCATACATGCCGCAGTTATGCTCATGCCCGCAACCGAGGCAAAAAGAGGAGTCAGCCAGCGAGCCGGTCTCCGATTTCATGCGCTCAAGCGCCTTGATGAGTTCATCTGTTGTTATATCTGATCTTCCTTTCATGTTTTCTTTTCACAGCCTGCCGCACGTCGCGGTGAAAGCCTACTTCGTCCACCGCCTTCATGCGCTGCTTGTTCATCAGTAGCCGCATCAGCTTGTACCGCATGTACGTCTGGCACGTGCTGTGACAAGTCTCATGCTCGTTTGCGTATCTGTCCGGGCAGTTCTGCGGGCATGGGCCCAGACGCTGCGTCATTCTTTCAGCACCACCTTTTGCGTTTGCGGTTCTGCCGTCCACTTTTCCACGTCCACTCCGATCTGGCGCAGCTTGTAAAGTAAAATAAATTCGGCGTTATCCTGCATATCGTAGTGTTTGAGCAATTCCGCCCGATGCACCGCCACGCAGTCCCAAACGCGGCGGAGGCGGTCGGCGCCGAAGCCAAACTCTTCATGCAGCGCCCAAAGCAGCATGGCACAGATTTCAGCCGAAAACTTTTCATCAAGTTCATGCACCTGCCTCGCTATTTCCGCTTTTAATGCCGCTTCTTCCGCTTTGCTCATTTGGTATCGCTGTAAAGCTTTCATTCTGCGCCGCCTCCCGTTGCCAGCTCTCCGGCACAAGCTGCGTCCCCGGCAAGATCAATAAAGCTATCGGCTTTGCCTCTGCCCGTTGCAATGCGGGCAATTTTAAAAAGGCACATCAGCGTCGCAACATCTTCGCCGTTTATGCAAACATCCGCTTCCGGGCTTACGCATTTTGCTTTGAGGTATTTCGTCCACAACTCGCCGATCAACTCAAAATTCCTCTCCGGCGTTCCGTAGTCCTGCTCGCGGTCGTCGCATACGCAACGCATAGCGGCTTCAAGGATTTCTTTTCTATCCATGCCTTCGCCGTTTTCCTCCTCACCATAATAATCGGCGACATCTTCCGCATCCACATCATCGTCATCCATCCAGCTACCTACGCGGTCTTCCAAAGCTTTATGTGCTTCCCACGCTTCGGCCGTTACTCTGCTGATGATACATCCATCGCATTCTTCTGTTGTTCCTTCGCTATTACATACAGCGCAAACGGCGGTAATTGCTTTCAAGTCTTCATCTATTCTTTCAAGCTCTTCTGTGCTGCATTTATCTACACTAAATTTGCTCATTTTATTTTGCTCCTCTTTGTTTACTCATGGTATTTCTTCACTTTTTTCTTGTCGCACTTTTCGGGGTGGCATCCGCGTGGGATGCCCGTATCGTAGCAATAGCAACACACGCTGTATCGATCTCCGCGCGAACCTATCCCGCGCCGGTATATGCAGCCTCGGCAGCTCGCCCGCCGATTTGTCCCCGAAAGCATTATGTAGTACGGCTCTTTAATGCCTGTTGCGCTAAATTTACGCATGTCCATCGCTTTTGCGCTCCTCTCCCTCTATCGTCACCCAGACGCTCGGGTATACGCTCCAAGCTTTTATAGCGGAGACCTTTGTGATTTGCACGGTGTCTTTGTACGCTACTCCCTCAAGCGCCTCGCACACAATTTTCGTGATTTTGTTCAAGTCCGGCGTTTTGGCGTTGTTGGCTCTCCCGTTAAACATTCGCGCTTGCTCTTCCGGCGTTGCGCCTTTTGGCATTTTCGCGAGGACTGTAATGTAAATTTCAAGCGGCGCGTCTTCTGCAAAGCGACTGTTCTGCGTTTCTTCCAAAAATCTCTCCCGCACGAGCTTTTTGTATTCTTTGATCTTATCGGGCGTGTACGTCTGTTTTTTTGCAAGCTTGTTCGGCGCTGTAAAGGTAACTTTCATTTTTTGTGCCCCTCCTTAAAACGGCAAATCCTCATCGTTTACGCTGTACTCTATCTCGTCATACGTCGGTTCTTCTGCAGCAACGGGCGGCGGTGTTGTGGGCATCGGCGGGCGTGTGCTTCCGCTTCCGGCCCCGTCTGCCTTTTCGCCGGTAAATGCCACGCTATTTACAAGCGTTTCCACCGCTTTCCGCTTGTTCCCGTCTTTGTCCGTGTACATGCGCGTTTGCAGCTCTCCCGAGATTGCTATCATTGCGCCCTTGCGAAAGTGTTTTGTGACAAATTCCGCCGTTGTGCGCCATGCAACGCAGTCGATAAAATCCGCGGGGTAGTTTCCGTCGCTGTCCTTGTAACTGCGCGAGACCGCTACCGCAAATGCGCAGACTGCTACCCCGCTTGCCGTGTATTTTAATTCGAGGTCGCGCGTAATACGGCCCATGATATGTATGCTGTTGCTTGCACTCATTTAATTCACCTCCTGCTTTTTGCCAAACTCGCCGAGCTGTAAGTATTTCTCGAGGGTGCGGGCAGCATCCTCCCAACCTAAGCACACGCGCACGGCATACCCCTGCTTACTAAGGGCATCAATCCACACTTTTTGATCTGCGCTCACGCGTCCGCCCGCTTTCCGTTTCATTTCGATATAGAGGCCGT